CAATTTTCTCCTCAAGTTCAGGGGTCATCACCGGCTGGAGGGACTCGCCATACTTTTCGAGATCGAATAGGCAGGCGTTCTCTGTACCGTCCAAGTTGGAACACAAATTGCCCGTACCATCCCAAGAATCAAAGTCGTTCGGAATCATGGACACCAGCCAGTTCTTGACCTCCTGACCGACGAGCATCTGACCTTCGTTCGTGACGAGGGTAGGGACCCGGGTGATCTTCTTTGAAGGGACGCCGTTCGTATTGACGTTATGGAATCGGACAATCTCGATGAGAGCCGGTTGGCTCTTGATGAAAGTCATAATCTCGAGCGACCATTTGCACTTGTCGGAGTAGACCAGTAGGGCCATTAATTTTGAGGCAGTTTTTTTCGTCCGTCCCGAAGCGCGCCGACCAACTTTTTTCATCCGCTAAAGTAATATGAAGGACCTGATTACAGTAGTCCTTCTGCTCGTGATTGCATTCCTCGTCTGGAACGGCCGTCAGACGGCGGCCTACGCACAGGAACCTGCAGCTCAGACGGGCGATCGCGTGTCTCCTGACGTGACCCAGGTCATCATCGATGCGATCATAGCGACCAAAGACGACTATCGCCCTCTTGAGACTTTGTTCATCAACCATCAGGGGGATGGTGTGTATAATTCGCGCTTCATGTTCCTGAACACCAAGAATTACTATGGTGAACAAATTGACGTACAGGCCCGGGTGAACCAGAACGGCTCGGTTGATATCCTGAATCAGACACCAACCGCCCAGGTGGATTACTCAAAGGCGTACAAGCCGGATCGGTACGAGTCGTGGGAGACGGTCCAAAACGCTCTGGACTCGCAGCTCAAGGATGCTCTGAGCAAGCCGGTGATGGTGCCGCCGCTCGAGTCATATCAGCGTTAGAAAAATAACAAAACAGACTAGAGATGGCGTCACCCCTGACCGCCAAAGAGATGGCCGCCTTGGAAAAGGCTCGCCAGAATGTCAAGAAGGAGACGTACAAAGCCATCCTTGAGCAATTTTCTCGCAAAATTCGCACGTCGCACGAACTAGGACACAAGGAAGCCCACCTGACCGTCCCCCCGTTCGTCGTGGGATTTCCAAGGTACGACCTCCCCAAAGCGGTCAAATACCTCTGTCGCCAGCTTCAGAAACTCGGGTACTCTGTGGCCATGATCGGCCCGGTCAGTTTCAAGGTTCGTTGGGACAAACACAAGACCCAAGCCGTTGCCGAGCCCGAGGCGGAAGACACTCCATTTGATCTCCTTCCGGGACTCGTTAATATGCAGAAAATGGCCCAAAAAATAAGAGTGACCAAAGGCAAATGATCAGCCCGAGGAACCTTATTCAGACTCGCTACAAGTCCCTTCTCGAGAATCGCCTGATTCCAGTCGTGATCAGCACTGGCCCGGCCGGTACCGGTAAGAGCCTTCTGGCGTGCAACTCGGCGGCACTGGCCCTCAAGGCGGGCCATGTGAACCGGATCATTCTGACCCGCCCGGCCGTCTCAGTGGATGAGCAGCACGGTTTCCTGCCTGGAACCCTCGAGGCCAAGATGGATCCGTGGGTACGACCGTTGACGGACGCTCTAAGCCGCCATTTCCGCCCGAATCATATCCGGACGATGATGGAGGACCGCCAGATTGAGGTATGCCCACTGGCCTACATGCGCGGCCGAACGTTCGACGCATCTTGGATCATCGCAGACGAGATGCAAAACTCGACGCCGAGCCAGATGCAGATGGTCCTTACTCGGATCGGCGAAGGATCCAAGATGGTCATAACGGGCGACCCTCGTCAGCACGACCGGGGGTTCGAGGATAATGGACTCACCGACTTTGTGAATCGGCTCCAGCCTTCGGACCAAATCCAGCACATCATCTTCACAGACGCAGAGATCGAGCGCCACCCGGTCATTAAAGAGATTCTAGGATGGTACAAGTAATGGAACTGAACACGTGCCCGTGCCGCCCCGAATTTACATACAAAAAAACAAAGCTTCATCAGACATGGGAGGCCAATCAAGTTCATAAACACGCCAAGGTTAGGTCAAAGGAATTTGAAAATGAAATCCGCGAGATCAAGCTGATGACAAATTGTGTTGTGTCTTGAGTGCCGCGATTGTTCAACATAAATAAGTCCTATGGTCTTACTAAGAATGGACCTTCTGAACGAATCAGAGAGGCGCTTTACCAAGAAGCTTTGTGATGCGATGATCCCAGTCATGATTGAAGCTTTCTGGGAGATTTGGCTCGAGGCCAAGAAGGAGGTCACGGATAAAAAGTCGAAGAACACGACCCTGGTTTTCCAGGAGCTCCTTCGGGCCATCAAAACTTGGAACTCTTCAATTTCCCTCAAGAATACAGAGGCCATCATCAAGAACCAACCTCTTTTCCCGAACCTCATGGCGGCCGTGTTTGTCATCCACGTCAAGATCCTGAGTTCTATTCGGACAGATAGAAAGTCAAAGAAGATTTGCATCAAGCTGCCCGCGAATGACGTGTTCGTCCAACGGTGCTACGAGTCGTGCGCCAAGGACCTGTATGAGCGGCCTCACATAATTACCGAGAACAACTCGGAGGAGGTTCGTAACGACGACCTTAAGATTAGATTTTCAAAGAAAATTGCGGAAGTTATTGAGGATCTCGTTCCGACGGCAGAGATCCTCCAGACGTACCTGCCGTTGCCGGCGGCGGGTGAGGACCTCAACCTTGACCACGAAGACGAGGACCCCGAGGCGGAGGAGGACGAGGTGCCGGACGTCATGAACGAGGACCCTACAGACCCCATGAACGTTGATGGATCCAACATGGAGTTTGGCAAGACGCCAGGGGGCGTCGATAACACCGTCACGGTGAATAACAGCGGGACGCCACCGAACGTCCCAGGAGGCACTCCGGTGGGCGAGCCGGCGGTCTCAAACATGGAGCAGAACCTGTTTGATGACGCGGCCGAGACGAGGGGAGTGCCTGTCGGTCCGCAGCGCATCGAGAAATTAGGCTAAAAAATTGCTCAGCAACTAATAGAATGGATCAGTACCTCCGCGAACCCGCAGGTGCCGCTGTAATCGCAGGCGCCGCCACAATGGCCTACGTGTATGGCCGGGCCAAAATGAACAACGAGGGCCCCCTCAAGAACTCCGAGATGATGAAGCCGGCGTTCCTCGTGGCCCTCCTGGTTTACTTTATCGTTTCGCGTGGATCGGAGACTCACGAGACCATGACTAAGGAACCATATTAGTTAAGGAGATCATTCCTAAAAATACTACATGACTACCGTTCAAGCCTTCAATGAGATGATGGGCCAGTTCCTCGACGAACTCGTATCAACGTTCCCCGAGGAAGAGGCATTCAAGACGGCGCAGGCCGCCCCCCGCACGCGCGCCACCTTTGATGATTTCATGAAGAAAATTGGCCCTCACGCATCCCATCTCATGGCCAAGTCTCCTGACTTTTTTAGCGAGCAAAACGAGTTCGTCAAGGGTCTGAACCTACATGTGGTATGGGGTAGTCCGGATGCGACTTCCGCGACCAAGGATGCCATCTGGCAGTACATTCAGACCATGTACATTCTGGGCAACACCATCAGTATGTTCCCACCGGAGACCCTCAGCATGATCGAGGCGGCTGCTGAGAACTGCGCCAAGAATATGAAGACGAATGGTTCCGGTCAGATGGACGAGAAGGCGATGATGGCCGGTATGAACAACATGCTCTCTCAGATGATGGGCGGTGCGGGCGGTGGTGGGCTCGCGGCCCTACTCGGCGGCGGTCTCCAGCAGCAGCAGGCACCCCGGCCCAAGGCCAAGTCCAAGGGCCGAAAGAAGTAATTTCTCAGACTATTACAGAATGGACCCGCGAGAGATTTTTCGCAACGACAAACTCCTCGAGTTCTGGCCGACCGCCAAGCAGTCGGCCCGCGAGCGCGTAGCGGCAACGTCCAGATTTGTTATTTACGCATCAGTACTCATTTACATCATAAATCGCGACTCGCGCGTGTTCGCCCTGGCCGTGCTGGTCCTTGCTATCCTCTACTACCTGTACAACGCAAACCTGATAAAGGACGGCAAGCTTCGTCCGGCTCAGGGTGATGGCCGCGCTCCAGGTCCCTTCCGCGAGGCTGTGTACATGCCGTCGTTCAACAACCCTATGGGTAACGTCCTCCCGACCGATTACGTCGATTACCCAGACCGCCCCAGCGCGGCGTGGTATCCTAGTGTGCGACAGGAAGTTGCCGTACAGTGGAACAATATTCACCCGTTCGAGCGCAAGCGTGACGCCGAACGCAATTTTTACACGGTCGCTTCAACGACCATTCCTAATGATCAGGCGGCATTCGCTCAGGGCGCCTACGGTAAGCCCTTCTCCCCGATCTGCAAGGACCAGGGTGGTGAGGCTTGTGACCCTGATCGTTTCTATTCTACATTCCCAGAGCGTCCTCAGATGCGTGCAGGCAATGGCCGTTAATTCGGCAGACGACGTTCCTGAGCCGTCAAAGTACGCATCATCGCGCGGCGGCCACGACCCGGAAGGCTCGCCGCGTAGCGCGCGCCACGGGCCACTGAGACTGCTGCGCGCCCAGTCAAATTCCGGGCTTTGGCCGCCACCTTAAATGGGGCGGCCACAGCCTTTGCAGTTCCAGAAATCGCTACAGTACGCGCCCGGGCCTCCAGAGCGGCCAGTTTGCGCTGGACTCCCGAAGGGAGAGCGAGTTGCCTAAAACGGCTCGGGATGGGCTTGCTCGCCTCCAGAAGCGCAGGGAGTAGGCGGGGATCCTTGTTCGCCAGTGCCTCGAGGGTTCTCTTGGACAGTGTGAAATTAGACGTGATCGGCAGACCCATATGAGCTTGCTGAAGAACCTTCTTGGGAAACTGGTATCCCTGAGCCTCGAATCTTAGGACGTTGGCCGCCGAGATGACGGGTACAGGCAGATTTATAAGATGACGGTTTCCAAATTTGCGCGGCACTTTGGTACCGTAAATATGGCTCCGAATTCTTTTAGGTTCGTACAAACTCAGGTTTGGCTGACCGGCCGGACACGCCTTGCGACCGCACGTCAAGGGGCGTCGGATGCGAACGCGCTCCACAGCGGGAAACTTGGCGAGTTCGTGGCGGCTGCCCATCGTCCGCGTCATATACGCGGAATTAGGGACAGCCGAGCCCAGGGGCCAGACTGCCAGAGCCTTGCCCCGCGCGCCGACATAGGGCGTGTTGACTTTGCGGCCCATCAGGGCAGCCTGTAACGCCAAAAGTCCGGTGAGACCCTTTGCGAGCCGACCCGGTCCAGCAGCACGGGCGCTCCGGCGGGCACCACGAGCGCGCGCCGGGCTCCAGTGCCGAACACCCGGGGACGCCGACTTTGCCCGGCGGTACATGGGATTCACAGAAGACCCGAGACGGGCCGGGGCGGAACGCCGTCCGGGGCTAGGGCGGGCCCGCGCCGGTGACGCGGACGCGCGGCGGCGGGGTGATGCGCGAGCTCCACCCGCAGGAGCAGACGGCATTGTTATAATAAATCTATAGTTTTTTTTCGAGCCTTACATTAATAATGCCTCGGCTGAACACGAGCCCACTGGTCCTTCAGGAGGGTGTGATGATGGGTCCGGCTACCGTAGTTCTGGCCGACAAGACCGACGTCGAAAGCATGATTCGCGAGCGGACCACGACGGCGTGGAAATCCAACTGGACCGAGAAGCCGTTTGACTTCCCCAACAGCTACGTCACCATCCCGCAGCGCGTGATGGGTTGGAATCCTACCAGCACGTACGTCGACGATCAGAACACTCGTTTCGTTCAGAGATATTTTAGTAAGTAAATAGTAATAACATGGACCCGTTGGCCCTTGCTGCCGTCGTCGGTCTTGTGTTTGCCGGCAAGCGTCTGAGTGATAATTCCACGGCGGAAGCCGAGGCTACTCAGGCTTCGTCGACAACCACGAAACCCATAACTCGCCGCGACACTGATCTCATGGCCAATGCCCATGATCACTCTAAGGACTATTTTGATCTCAAAATTATGACCCCGGACCTTGGACGCAGGGTTGGTGATAATCGCCTCGGCCCCAAGAACGAGATAGGATCTCTCCAGGATCGCTCTCCGGACGCAGGCCGTTTTCCTTTTGGTCAGCCCGTATATGATCTGTATAACCGCCAGAACATCACGAACAAGATGAACAATCTCCAGCCCATCGAACGCAAGAACGTGGGCCCGGGTCTGGGTGTGGCTGCCGACGTCCCAGCGGCGGGAGGCTTCCAAGACTTCTTCCGGGTCCTTCCCACCAACATCAACGAGGAGCGCCTTACGATGCTCGAAGGTCGGCCGGGTCCATCAGACGCCGTCGTCAAGAACGGCGGGACGATCATCGGTGAGATCACGCAGCAGGCCAAGGATACCAAGGCGTGGTACCGCCCTCCGGCCCAGAACCAAGGTGGGGGGCAGGGTGGTGCTCTCATTGGCCCCGAGGGTCGCCCGGATTTCATCAAGACACGCCGCTCCACCATCCGTCACGAGACTGGTTCCCGTGCCGACGGGCTTGAGAACGGCCCAGCTCAGTACAATGTGGCGCAGCCTTACGCATCAGGTGGTGAGACGTCCTACACGGACAAGTCTCTGACGCGCTCGAGTGGTTACCGCGAGAGTGGAAACCGCCCCGAGGGGCCCGGACGCATGAACGTCCGGACTGATCCCATCAACCAAGGAGGCGCTCCTACAACCCTCAGATCCGAGACGAAGGCATTCCCGGTTCCTCATATGGACGGTGCTCGGTTCCAGCAGTATCAGCGTCCTGAATTCGACAGATTCAATGAGAAAAAGGGTCGCATCAACCCTTGGTCGACCAATTCCGCGATGGATGTGGCGATCCAGCAGCTCGACAAAAATCCGATTGCCCAGCCGCCTCTTTCGGTCGTCTAAAATAATCTAGACCAATTGTAAAATGAGCGGAGGTATCGTTCAGCTCGTCGCAACTGGTGCTCAGGACGCGTGGCTGACCGGTAAGCCCGAGGTTTCTTTCTTCCGGTCGAACTACCGCCGGTATACCCACTATGCTCATTCCGTCGAGCGTCAGATTATCCAGGGCCAGCCGACCGCAGGTGGCATCTCGACCATCCGTTTCGAGAAGAAGGGCGATCTGCTAAGCTACGTGTACTTCACGGCCCGTGATACCAACGGCTCCGTGGTCAACAACCTGGACTGGTCCAATGTGATCGATAAGGTTGAGCTCATGATCGGTGGTCAGATTATCGACACCCAGGACTTTGAGTACTCGACCGACATCGAGCCTCTGACTGGCGCTCAGAACTTCTCCCAGCGCTACCTGAACAACCAGCCTCTGGCGCA